AAGATTAGTGGTTGACCTCTGTCGTGCCTTCGTAAAACAGACCTCGAATACCGTGGACGATAAGTTAGTTGATTTGCTTGAGCAAAATTTGTTTCCTAAATTAAACTAATGGCTAAAGATAGATTTCTCAATATTGAATTAGAAGAGCCACCTGTAGAATTACAGTTGTCTGTTGAAATGCGTATTAGAGAAGTTTTGAAAAGCGATGATTACGATGGCGTAAAAAGATATTGCACACATCTTATACGTCATCAGATGAAACAAGATGTTTTTCTCGCCAGTTTATTAGGAAGAATAATAGAACTAGAAGGAATGTTAGTTAAAAAACATATGAAAGCAGAACGTAAAACACTAGACAGAATAAAAAAATTCTTTCATAATTAAAATAAAAGGAGTTTATTATGCCAAAAGGAAAAGGAACATACGGAACAAAAAAAGGTAGGCCACCAAAAAAGTAAGCGGTTGGTCTACTAGGTTCTAGTTCTCCGCATTTCTAGAGCCGATACCTCAGAGTGTTTCATGGTCTGCCACTCTGGGGTATTTTATTTAAAATGGAATTTCGTCTACCTCTGGTACTTTTGGCGAGCTATTCCAATCATCTGAATTATCATTACCTTTATACGTTGGTGTACTTGGTGCAGGTTTTCCGGGTTGGTAATTATTATCTGCATCAAAAATAGATACCATTACTGCTGATGGATTTGGTTTGTCACTAAAATCAGGCAACCCTGCTAAATTTACCCATCTATCAATAAGCATAAATTGTTTGCCTTGGTCATTTTCCATAATGACCCCAATGTTTTGCCAGTTTGCTTTTGCATTGCCATCCCTATCTTTGTATTCTCGTGTCTTGACGGATAGGTTCTTGATCTTTCGTGCCATAAGGAATCTCCTGTAGTATGCGTATGCGGACGTACCCACCAAGATAGTTGGTGTCCATTGTTGAGATGACAGTATTAAAACGTTTATCGTTGATGCGTAATGCGTCAGCTAATCCGTCAATACCTGATTTCATTCTAGCAACTAAATTATCACGGTCATAACTACGTTTATCTGGTGGTATAAATAACATTTCTAAAACTAATTTTTCTGGTATGTTTTTATATACACCTCTATATTTTTTTAATTGTTCCTTAGATACGCTGTAACAATCTTTTCTGTATTGTTTTTTTGCTGCTGCTAGTTTTGCCCAATGCAATCTTTTGTTTGGTGATAGATCCGATGGTGGCCAACCTAATACTATTTCAATCATCTTCTTGCTCCAACTCGTTGATTCGTTTTTTTATTGCATCAAATCTAACTATGTATTCTTTTGTTGGTAAATTGTGAAACCAAAATTTTGTTTCTAGTTCTGCTAATTGCTGTTTGTAATTTGCAATTTCCATAATATTTTTTTGTTTATCTGTTAACTTAGGTTTTTTAAATACTACTAGTTTTTCTGGATTACTTGGATTAAACCACACATCACCTCTGTGTAATTTGTTTTCGTTTGTCATTAAGATTTGCTCCATAGTTTAATTAATAATTCTAATTCTTTAATGCGTGCCTTAGCTGCTGCAACTTTTTGTTCTGTTGTCATTTCTCACCTCTTAGTTTTATTTTTACTGCTATTGTATTTCCTAGCAATTGTTTTATTTTTTTCACATCTTTTTCTGTTAGATCATTAAATATTTCATACCTACCTACACGATTTTTTGCAAACATTCTATGTATTTTCTTTTCTAAATCTCTGTAATCACCTCTTGCTTTACTTACAGCTAACACTTCGTCTGGACATTGTGACCTTACTCTGTTTTTTATATTTCTTTTACATGAACTACCTACTTTATAGCTGTTGGCACTTTTAAAAAAATAAACGTGACCAACTTCTTTTTCATAATCAAATATTTTTTTTACTTTTTGTTTTTTTATAAAATTACAAGTTACTTGTCCGTGGTAACGCAACCGTGTTGTAACTATTTCAACGTGTATTCCTAATGCATCTAACTCTGATTCTGATATTAAATAATGTTGTTCATCTGGTATATTTAATCCATTGTTTATTGTTAAACCAGTGCTTGTTGGATAAAAATTATTAATACCCATAGTACCTGTTGACATAGTACTTAATGTTGTTGGCACAGATGTTGACAATGATGCATAAACATATCCCATATTAAATATTTCTCCTATAGCTATCCCAATCAAAACCAATCATCTTACCTCCGTTCTCACGCAACCTGTCAGTTACACGCTCGCCAAGATAATCTGCTAATTGTTCTCTTGGAATGTTTGATAATAAAATAGATGGCTTAAGTTTTTCATAGCGTTCATTAAGAACATCAAACAATAATTGTTTTTCAAATTCTGATCCAAACTGCACACCAACTTCGTCAAGTATTAATAGATCAGGTGATGCAAAAGCATCTACCACTTCGCTTTCTGTCTCTGCTTTTGTATGCCAACTATCTTTTACTCTTCTGATAAGACGTTGTACGGTGACAAATACTGGTGACCGTTGTTGTTGCATAATGCTCAACGCAATGCCTATTGCCAAATGGGTT